CAAACATTTTCTGCAGGAACATGTTAAGATCGGGCTCTTTACAAGCGCATCGATCTACGTCCGAATTTTTCGGTACTGTAAACATGACATTACCTGCGACGAAACGGGGTTCCAAACCCGAATCGGTTCTTATGTGGTCTGCCCAGCGTGACTGACGACTCACGTCGTTAAATAGCGCTTGTGCAGGTCGCGTAACGTCAGCTTTGTCGCGGAATTTCACAGCTGGATGGCTGTGCCTTCGACTCTTACTAGTTGACGCACCCCCGCTAAATCCACCGTAGCGGATATCGAGGGATGGAGTCCACGGTAGAACCGTGTTAACTATGCTCCGAACCTTACTGAAGAACTTCTTGGCAGAAATTCCTGGCAAGACCATCACACTTTCACTTGCACACCAGGTATTAATCCGGTGGTTCGTTTGGGTGTTTCGGCTTTCGGTAGCGAGCCATTTCTCAATGGCTCTTCGTCGACGGTTGGACGCCTCATCCGCACTCGGCTCGGCAAACTTCGAAAGAAGCTGCTCTGCTAAGTACGGTGCACGAATTTGCTCGTCAGTCTTGACGACTGCAAGTAAATCCGAAATGAAGCGGTCTGTCAAATCTCGCGGCAGGCTCTTGTCCTCCGTTATCGGAGGGGTTCGATCCTTCTTGTTCATTAGGGTTATCCCTTGAATGAGTCCAGTTACACGTGATCGGAGTTTCCGAGCACGAGGCTAGCTGTATAGCGAGAAAGGCGATAGGGATGCACTTAAGCACCCCACACGCCTTCCAAGTCAACCGTAACCTTCTGGGTGAGGACCTTTGTCGGATCCTGGGAGGAATGAACCATCCCAACCATGTTGTTACGAGACGCGGTGGTGGACTTGCTCGAGAATGAATACTCGACAGTCGCATACTCCATGTCGACGACCACAGGGGTGTTAACCCCATTGATCATCTGCATTTCGATCACCGGGACTTCCAGCTTCTGCCGCACCTTCCAACGCTTGTTAGGCGTCTGGTGACGGGAGATACTGAACTTCGAATCGGTAGCCTTATTGCCATTGGATTCGACGACAACCGCCACGCCACCCACAACCTCGAAAGGGGTGAATGTGTGGTCAACGGGAGTCGTTGCTCGATCTTTGAGGACCAAGGTTTGAAGTGCAGGCATGTGCCTTATCTCCAGAGAGTTCTGAGTAGCGCTAAGCCGCTCAGGATGTGTTTGGTGGAAAATGGCGACTTCATGTGTAGACCTGGCCAAGGAAGGGAAACCTCCCGTATCCGAGTATAACTCGTATGGTCGCGGACAACACCAGCCGACGATTTCTGTAGGGTTTTCCAACCCGTGAGATCTCGTTTGGGCCCGACTAAACGCGAGATTGTCTCAATCTTGCAGCCGTAAAAGCCGTCGACGAAAGTCAAAGCGCAACGTGCTGTGAGAGCTTCCAGGTAATTACCAACTGGCACAAGCCAGTCAATAACGAATGAAAACGGCACAACAGCCCAGGCAACTTCCAGCGGATTAATCAAACCCATTTGATGGGCTTTCGCTATGAAGTTATCTGCAATTCTGTAGAACATCTTACCTTGGTAAGATGCCGAACCCCTGACGGGGACAGAATCCCATGCGACATGCGACCACTCGTAAGAGTATGGTTTGCGGTGCCGCGTGGAGACGCTTAAAATTTGTGGACGCAGGTCGAAACCCTTGTTCACAAACTTATAGGAGTCATAGATGTCGTTAATAAGTGGCATCCAACCATACTGGTAGGCCAGCCATTTCTGACTAGCAGACATCGACTTAGAAAACCCCTTACGGGGCACCTTTAGATGTCTAGCCACCTTATCCCAACGGCCCTTTCGGGCCGCGAGGACGGCGCGTGTCAAAGACGACGCGGCATTAACGAGCATTCGCAGAGTTGACTTAGACTCCGCTAGTGCTTCACCGTAGTTAACTTGACGCTTACCTGCCTTTACAAGCAGGTTAGTTTTAAGTCGACTCAAATCGTTCGCGGGAATACCCGCGGATCCGAAACCGGTTATCTTCCAGCCAGCATGGTCACCAATGGCCGTTAAAGCCGGTAGGTGACTAAGCGGATTCCATATGGCATTGGGCTGAGGATAACCCTCATCCGTTGCCACTGCCTTCGAGCAAAAATGCTCATACTTGGCAGTTCCAGGCGTATAGTACGTCTGTATGGAAAGCCGATCATAGCTGCGAACAGGAGCCCACTTAGCACCACGAATGATGCGATGTGAACCCTTGCTCCCTGAGCGCGAACCACGTTGGTCCGACCAGGGTGAGCAGTTCTGATAATAGACCTTAACGGTACCGTCCGTCTCCCGTGTTGTGCGCTTTGTAGGCGTCAACTGACCGGGGGATAGATACGTACTGTTAATTAAGCATGGTACATATGCCACGCAAAGCCTCCTGACTGATGCTGTCTATGACAGCGTAGGTTAGAATACAGACGAGGTAACGGTCATGCGGCTATGGGTGCACAATGGCACCG